TACACTTATGCGATCGTCGGCAGCGTCAGATGTGTATAAGAGACAGGATAATGTACTCAAAACGAGTACGAGAATTCAAAATGAAAACGGAGGTGTAACAAATGGCTGAAAAGACAACGATATTTGACAACATCAATGGTGAACTGAGACGCAGACATCTCACCCAGCAGGACCTTGCGAAGACTATCGAAATAGACCGCAGAACATGGTCTAAATGGCAGGATAAAAACGATATGCCAGCGTCAGTACTTCTGCAGATAGCCAAATGGCTGAACGTTACGCTGGACTATCTTACACGTGATGTTCATGCAGAATAGTGGGGGTGAAAACAATGCCTGCAAAGAAAATGACAGCCAATGACGTGATATCCAAACGGCTGAGGTCTATCCGAGCCAATAACAATATTACGCAGGCAAAAATCGCAAAACGGCTGAACATGGCACAGACAGCCGTAAGCAGGTGGGAACGGCAGTTCGGCACCATGAATGCTGAACAAATCGTAGCGTACTGCAAGATAATCGGGGCGAACCCCGAAGAAATCTTTGCAGAGTATTGCAAAGAAAGGAGCATAAGAAGATGAACAACATGATAGCAACGCTGGAGATCGTCAGATTCGTGGCTGCAATAGCGTTATGTACGGCGCTGTTCGCACTGGCGGTCTATGGGTTATACCGCAATATCAAAGAGACAGCCGAAACCGCAATCCGTGAGGAGCTGGAGCAGGCGATCAAGGAAGCTTCAAAACCTGTTGTCAAGGTCGAGATACAGACGAAAGGAAAGTGGTAAAGTGTCAGAGGGTATGTTTATAGCCTGCATAATAGGCGCAACGATCGTGGTTCTGGCGGTTTTCTATGCCGTGATACTGTTCATAGCATGCATCATAGACCAGCACAAATGGGAACATGAACACAGTTATGACGATGAAAATCACGACGAAAACAGCGATGGCAATTCGTAGATTGCAAGGCAACGGATTTGCTATGAATAGCATTGGCTATGGCTATGGCAAAGCGAACCTGTGAACGACTGCGAAGTGCGAAGGTGTTGATTTGAACAGCAAAGCAACGGCCTAGCGTCGATAAGCAACGAAAGGCAGAGGCATGGATTGGTCTAGCAAAGACTGGCAAAGCAACGGCAAAGTTTTGATAAGCAATGAATCGCAAGGACTGCGAAAAAAAATATTTTCTGTCTAAAAAGAAAGGGGGATAATTATGCAAAATAAATTTTACACGGCACAAAAGCATAAGGAAACTATGAATTCCGTTGATATGCTCGAAGGGTCTATAAATCGTATGTGCGTTACTGATGATATGAATGAATTACGCGAACGTTATACGTCTGCAATGCTTAGCTTGACTGATTTGTATAATGTCAATCATCAAAAGCTTCTGGAACGTTTTTCTTCAGATGATTTCTAAAAAGTACGGTTCAGGGTTGTTAAGCAACGGCATGGCCATACAAAGGCTGGCAACGTTTTGCATAGCTAGGGCTAGGTATGCACAGCACCGTTTAGATAAGCAAAGGCAAAGCTAAGTTCCGACAAGCAAAGGCGAGGCGAAGTTTTGACACGCAACGAGAGGCAAAGGCATAGCAGGGTGCAGATTGGCGGTGCCATGCAAAGAAATGGCATTGATTAGCTAAGGCATTGAGAAGCATAGAGACGCAAGGGCATAGCAGCGATTAGCAAAGGAACTGCAGTGACTAGCAAAGGCGTAGTTCGGCACAGTATGGCGTCGAAAAGCAAGAAAAAAATAAATTTAACGTTTAACGGAGGTCAAAAGACATGAGCATGAAAAAAATCAAAGTAAAGTTGACGTTCACCGAAGAGATTTTGGGAACGGCAAACGCAACAGCCACAATCCACGATGAGTACATCGCATCGAAAGCCCCTGACGCAAAGAGCCGTGAGGAAGAGATAGCCGCACTTGGTGTAGCGGAAGTGGTCGAAAAATCTATGACGGTATTCCCGACACTGGAAGACGGTACCCCATTTCTATGGGATTACCAGGTAAAGGGCTTCTTCAAGGACGCTTGCGGCGTTCTGAAAAAGGTATCAGGCACGGCAAGTTCCAAAATCAAGGCGTACAAGAAAGAGATTGACGGACTTATCTTCGTCGAGGAACGAAAAATTCCATACGAATTCAAGGGCGGCATGGGCGAGTGTCAGAGGCCACTCAGAGCAAGCACACCGCAAGGCGAACGTGTTGCATTGGCACATTCTGAGACAGTACCTGCAGGAGCAACAGTTGAATTCACAATCCAGATTCTGAAAGACGATATGGAAACAGCCGTAAGAGAATGGCTGGACTACGGCAGGCTGAGAGGTATCGGTCAGTGGCGTAACAGCGGCAAAGGTCGATTTGAATGGGAGGAAGAAGAATGCTGACGAGAGGAGAAACGATAAAGGCATTTGAATGCTGCTACATGACGCATAACTGTGAAGGATGTCCATTTGACGAGCAAGGGGAATGGGCATGCAGCGCAGAGTCAGAGATCAACAAAGCTGTTATGCATTACCTCAAAGAAAATGAGCCTGCACCTGCGGCAACAGGCACAAGCTCGGAGGTATCAAAAGATACCGATAACATACACATTGATGATAGCGTAAAAACGCAGATTTGTCAAGAAGCTCAAAAGGCTTACAAGGCTTGCGAGCTGATACTGGACATTTACGAACGTATGGAAGATGAAGAACAGAAAGCCTTTGACATGGGACAGTCATATCGGGCAATGCTTGAGGTGAAAGAGGAGCTTACGAGGATAGGAAACGGCGGTGACAACAATGGATGAGAAATTCACGGACGAGGAAATCGTAAGAGTAGCAAAATTTTGCACAGGAGTTAGAACAGGCATAGACGATTGCCCACCAGACTGCCCCTCTGGGCAGGAAAGTCGTGCGAAACTTTTCGCCACCTACATAGCTAGTGTCGTAAATTTTAACAGTGAGCAAGAAACTCTGAGCGATTTTGATTACTACATCAGCCAAATGTTCACAGCTGACCAGCTCAAGGCGTATAACGTCGGCAAGAGCTATCAGGCGTTGAAACAACTCACAAAGCTAGCAGGTGAGCAAAGTGACTAACTACTCATGCCTTGACTGCAAGCACTTAAAAAGCTGCTGGGAAAGTAGCAGGCTTTATCCATGCAGATACTTTCAGCTAGCAGAACCAGCGATATTGGAAAGGAGAGGTCGAAAACATGACAGTAAAAGAAAGGCTTGACGCTATGGTTGGCATGGCGTTAATGGAACTAAAAATGAAAAAAACGCAAGAGTATGGTACTGTTACCGAAGGCGTTTACCCTATGATAATAGGCGACGTGTGGACGTTTGACGGAGCAATATTGGGTGTTCAGATATTTCCGCCTGACATTCATGCCGTAGCGAAAGAGGTCGGTGCTGAGGTGTTGGAAAACGGAACTGAATCGTATTTCATGTACAGAAATATCGCATTTTTCAGCTATAAGGGGGCGGTTTAATGCGTTACACGGCTAATGATTGCGTCGGCTGCCCTGACGGGTGCAGATGTTGTGGCAGAGACCGCAACTACACTGTGGTCGAATGCGACAAATGCAGAGAACAGTTAGACCTTGCGAATGAAAATGTTTTCTGCTACCAGGGCAAGGACTACTGCAAGGACTGTTTCCGTGAAATCCTGATTGAAGAAATCAACCAGAACGACGATATTTCAATCTATGACCTTGCCGAACTGGCAGGGGCTGAATATGAAGAGGAGGATTTGAACCTGCTATGAGTGCTAGTTTTGACAACGGCGTTCAGAAATATGTCAGGGGCTATGCGGTAGTTGAAACCGCATTCCCTGTTGACAACAAAGGTGTTACATACGCCGCCTGCAAGTATTGCAGATTTTTCAGCCGCCGTTCTGGACGGTGCAATCTGACCGACGAAATCGTATTTTTACCAGACACGTTTGTGGGCGCTCAGTGCCCGCTAGAAATCAAAGAGGAGGAATGAAACATGGGACTACCAGTTCTAATCGAGGGTGAAAGTGGCAGCGGCAAGAGCCGTTCCCTCAAGAATTTCAAGCCAGGCGAGATAAGCATTTTTAACGTCGCTGGCAAGCCGTTGCCGTTCAAGAACAATGGTCTTGCGACACTTTCGGTGGCAAAACTTGTAAAAGCCAACAAAGGCAAGAGCCGTTATGATGTTATCAAGGCGGCTATGTTTCAATCAAAGTCAAAGGCATTTGCTATTGATGATAGTCAGTATCTCATGGCGTTCGATAGTTTCGACAAGGCAAAAGAACTAGGGTACGGAAAATTCACTGATATGGCGGTCAGTTTTGAACGGCTGATAGAATTTGTTATAAATGACCTGCCGCCAGATGTTATTGTGTACTTCTTGCACCACGTCGAACTGACCGACGGCGGCAAATACAAAGCAAAAACTATCGGCAAGATGCTGGATAATCAGTTGACGGTTGAAGGGTTGTTTTCAATCGTGCTGTTTTGCACAGCCGATGAGAACCACCACTATTTCATCACGCAGTCGAGAGGCATTTCTACTGCGAAGTCACCTGAAGACATGTTCGATGATGAAATCGAAAACGATTTGAAATTTGTAGACACCAAAATCAGAGAGTATTGGAATTTAACTCCAAACAATATAGAAAGCGAGGAAAAGTAAATGATCGGAATTACAGGATATAAGCAGGCAGAGGCAACAAGTTTTTCAGAGCTTCCAAAGCTCCAACCAGGCGGATATGTAGTAAAAATTCTCAATGTCAAGGTTGAACCCACTGACTGGGGAAGCAGGCTGGCAATCCAGTTTGACATCGCAGAGGGCGAATTCAAGGGCTTTTTTGACAAGCTGTATAAGGCAACCCCTGACGAGTGGGAGAACAAAAAGTGGAAGGGTTCAATGCGCCTGAGCATACCGCATAACACAGGCGATGAGACCAAGTTCAAGAAGTCGCTGGGCTACTTCAAATCCCAGATACAGGCGTTTGAAAATTCAAATGCTAATCTACATATCGACTGTGAAAGAGATTGGGATGAAAACGTCCTGAAAGGCAAGCTTGTGGGCGCTCTTTTCAACGAAAAGGAGTGGGAAATGAACGGCAATACAGGCTGGTTTACACAGTGCAAGCGCTTCGTACCTGTCAACGATATCCGCAGTGGTAATTTCACAATTCCGAAACGTGAAGAGCTGAAAAACAAGCCGTCAACAGCCAGCAATGACAGTTTTGACCCAAACGCTAATCTGTCAGATTTCGTTGAAATCAATGCAGGCAATGACACAGTGCCATTCTGATGCACCCGATAGACATTGACGCTACCCTAAAAACGTTCTCGGTTATCGTTGATAGCCGGGAACAAAAGTGGGGGCATATCGAAAAGGCTCTGAAAGCTACAGAAACGCCATATACGCAACACAAGCTAAACTATGGCGATTATACGTGCGAAGCCGTGAAGCCTAACAGTGAGCCTGTGAGCCTTGCTCAGAGCGTTGTCATTGAACGTAAGGCGAATTTGGACGAAATCGTGGGTAATTTCACGAAAGGGCGAGAGCGTTTTGACCGTGAATTCAAGCGGTCGGTTGAAGACCATGCAAAGGTTTTTTTGCTGGTCGAAGATGATAGACTGTGGGAAAATATCCTGCTACACAATTACCGCAGTAAAATGCCACCAAAGGCACTGCTGGCAACGTTCTGTTCGTGGCAGGCACGATATAACATCACGATCATAGCGTGCAGAAAGCAAGAGAGTGGCACACTGATAAAGGCGATACTATACTACGCCTTGCGAGATTATCTTCAGAAATTGGACGGTGATTAAATGCTGGAAAATGGTTTTATAACACTAGAACGAAAAATATGCACATGGCGTTGGTTTCGTGAACCAAACACATTGGTAGTGTTTTTATATCTGATTTTGCAGGCAAATTATGAACCGCATGATTTTGAAAACATCACAATTCAGCGTGGACAGATAGCTACAAGTTATCCAAGCATTGCCAAAAACACGGGTTTGTCAGTAAAAAGCGTAAGGACAGCAATAAAACATCTAATTGAGACAGGGGAAGTGGCAGTCTCAAAATATCCACGATATAGCGTTTATACCGTGGTTTGCTATGACAAGTATCAAGACAAGCGGCAGAGTGTCGGGCAGGCTAAGGGCAGGCTAAGGGCAGGCAAGGGGCAGGCTAAGGGCACCAATGAAAAGAAAGCAACAAAGTATAACAAAGATAAAGAAATATATGCTGCTCCCGCAGCGCACACAAACGGCAGGCGGACGGACAATCCAGGCAGGACAGATTTTTGAACGAGGTGAAAAAACATGGGATATACAATGCGTGATGATGATGTGGTTGGTCTGGCTGTGGCACTGAATGCAGAAACGCACCGCAAGGGGCGTGAACTGTATTTCAAATACTGTCCGTACTGCAATGGGGGCGGTCATGACAAAGATACATTTTCTGTAAATCTTGACACGGGAGCATTCAAGTGTTTTCGTAGCAGTTGTGGCATGACAGGTCATTTCGTACAGCTTGCAAGAGATTTCAACTATCCATTGGAATTTGACGATGAACAGAAAAAGAAATACCGCACATTACCACCAGTGAAGATAGTCACCCGTGATAAGGCGGTTGAATACCTGCGGTCAAGGGGAATTTCGGAAATCACCACACGAAAATACAACATCACTGTTGGCAATAAGCGTGACAATCTGCTGATGTTTCCGTTTTTTGATGAAAACAACGTGCTGACGTCAGTCAAGTATCGCAAGACAGATTTTGTCAAAGGCAGAGACAATCAAAAAGAGTGGTTTGAAAAGAACACAAAACCGATACTGTTCGGCATGAACCGATGTACAGAAAAGCATGATAGGCTGATAGTCACGGAGGGGCAGATAGATAGTCTGTCGGTGGCAGATTGTCAGATAGATAATGCAGTATCAGTGCCAGGCGGTCAGAGCAACAAGACCTGGGTGCCGTTCTGTTATGATTTTGTGGACAGCTTCGACGAAATTGTAATTTTCGGAGATCATGAACACGGACACATAACACTGGTTGACCAATTTACAACATCATTTCCACACAAAAAATTGAAAGTTGTCAGGACACAAGACTATTTGGGTGAAAAGGACGCAAACGCAATCCTGCAGAAATACGGCTGTAAAGCGATATGCGATGCCGTGAACAATGCCGAAGAAATACCTGTCACGGCTGTCAAAAAACTGTCGCAGGTCAAAGCGGTCAATCTGGATAAGCAGGAGCATATCAAAACAGGCATATACGATGTTGACCGATATATCGGCGGTATCTATATGGGGCAGGTAGTGGTTATCACGGGCAAGCATGGCGAGGGTAAATCAACGTTAGCGTCACAAATAATCGCAAATGCACTAGACCAATCAGACCTAGACGGCAATCCGTATTCGATTTTCGTTTATTCGGGTGAATTGCCTGACTATCATTTCAAACGCTGGCTAGATTTGCAGATTGCAGGAAAACAAAATGTTATACGTTCGGTCAACGAATATGGTGACGAGACCTATGACATTCCTGATGATGTGGTCGATAAAATCAACCGCTGGTATGATGATAGGGCATACATTTTTGACAACACGGCTGTGACGGCTGAAATCAAGCTTGACGGCGATAATGCGAAACGTGACGGCAAGATATCATTGCTGGGTACGATTGAAACGGCTATCCGCAGATTTAACGTCAAACTGATACTGATTGACAATCTCATGACGGCACTGGACGTTGATCTCAGCAAAGAACTGTATCGGGCACAGTCCGATTTTGTAAACGCCGTGAAATACATAGCGGTCAAATATAACGTAGCTATCATACTGATAGCGCACCCACGCAAAACCGCAGACGGCATTGAACTGAATGCAGATAGTGTCAGCGGTTCGGGTGATATCACAAATAGGGTTGATTTGGTTTTAACATATAGCAAAAATAACGACGACGACAAGGACGATTTTCAAAGCAAAATCGCCATTGTAAAAAACCGATTGACAGGCAACGTGGCAGACAACATCAAGGTCGCCTACAGCCAGATTTGTAAACGTATCGGCTGTAACAATGCAGAATGGGGCAAAATCTACGGGTGTTTCAAAGATGTTGACACGGCCGAAGGCGAAGATTTACCGCCATTTTAAAATCAAAAAAAAGGAGTGAAAAACATGGAAAGGTCAGAAATCGACAAGTTGGCATATCGTGGTGAAGAGTTGCCGAACGATAGCAACATCTTTGATGAAATATACTGGCTGGCTATGTACTATCTATACAAAACCGCTACGCTGAACAACATTCCTGCAGAGCAGGCAGCGAAAGCCAAAAGTGCATTGACACAGAAACTAGACAAGCAGATAAAGCAGAGCGAACCTAACGAGAACGTGATAGCGGCATTCAATGACAGCGTGCGTGTTATGCGTGAAATGGAAAAATTCATCAGACCCTATGCGAAATTTGAAAAGAAGAGCCGTGAAGAACTGATAGAGTTTATCAAGCATATGTTCGATGTGCTGTCGGGGCTAGGTCCGTATGAGGAGGACGAATGACATGGGTAACAACAAATTCTGCACCAGCTGTAAATATTTTGAGAAATCGCCTGACAACTGCGGCAGAAAGAACGGAAAATACGGGCTATGCAGGTATGGCGTGAGACAGGGATTTCGCCCGAAGATAGTAAGATATCAGCACCCTATCTGCAAAGTGTTCAAGGACAAGATAGAGGCTATGAAATGCAGTGCTGCTACAACACTCTGCTGGTACTGCAAACACGCAGTGCCAAAGAGCGACAAGCTGACAGGTGAGCAGATAACAGGGTGCAGTTGGTCGATAGACAGACAGCCTGTTGTCGGTTGGAAAACACATCAGCACAGAATTTACAAGGCACAAAAGGGCGGTATGATACACTCGTATACTGTGGTTGAGTGCCCTGAGTTTGAGGAGGGATAAAATGAAGGTATTAATAGCGTGTGAAGAATCACAAGAGGTCTGCAAGGCATTTCGTGCAAAAGGGCACGAAGCATACAGCTGCGACATTCAGATGTGTTCAGGCGGTCACCCTGAATGGCATATCTTAGGCGACGCTCTGGCGGTTATCAATGGCAATGTAGATTTTACCACTTGTGACGGTCAGACACATACGGTAGACAAATGGGATTTGCTGATAGCTCATCCGCCGTGTACATATCTTAGCAACGCAGGGGCAGCACGTCTGTACAAAAAAATGAATGGAAAAAGTTATGTTGACCTTGAAAGATTCAATAAAGGGCAAGACGCAAAAGAATTTTTCCTGAAATTTTTTCATGCCCCTGTTGAAAGAATAGCTGTTGAAAATCCAATCCCGTCTGGAGTATATCGGCTGCCGAAATATACGCAGACTATACAACCGTATGAATATGGACACCCATACAGCAAGAAAACGTGTTTGTGGCTGAAAAATCTGCCTAAATTGACACCGACAAATATTGTTACGCCCATATGTTCATGGGTGTCAGGCGGTAGCAAAAAGTCGGACGGCACTGCACGCACAAACTGCGGAATGCCATTTCGTGACAGCAAGACAAAATCCAAAACATTTCCAGGCATAGCACAAGCAATGGCTGAACAATGGGGAACTGAGGAGGGATAAAAGTGGCAAACAAAGAAAGGCTAGCCAAGCTTGACGGCGGTCAGTTGGACGCTATGTGGAATTTTCTGAAGTTGAGAAAGCAATGCGAATGCACCAAGCAGGACGTGAAGCTATTGCGTGAACACTGCGAAAATATCCGCATAGCGTTGACACAGAAGAATGCAGGTCAGCGAAAAGATGGTGCCAAAGATTGCATTGATTTCGACGAATTGGGGACATACATTAATTTCGTAGTTATTGACGCTCTTGTGTTGTATATTTATGGTGGTCTCGACAAATTGGAAGAGGTACTGCCAGATGAAAAATGAATATTACAGCTGGTACAAAGAACATCATATATGTCCATTTTGCAGGGTAAATAAACCTGTCGGCAATCATGTGTACTGTCACGAATGCCGTGCGAAGTATCGTGAATACCAGGAAAAACGCATTGACAGGAACAGAGATGAGATATATCAGAAAAATCGTGAGAGATATTATCGCTATAAAGAACAGGGGTTATGCGTAAGTTGTGGCAAGCCCGCAGTTCCGGGCAAAGTTTTCTGTCAGAAATGCGCAAACAAGAAGAATCGGAAAAAACGTCTGAAAAAGTTGGAAAATGCAACGGACCCACGATGGCTATGGGTAGAAGAACATCGTTGCTATCTCTGTGGAAAACCTGCAATCGAGGGTCACAAGCTATGTCAGAAACACTATGACGAATCATGCAAATGGCTTGAGAAAGCAAGAGCGGTTGCGAAAGAAGCAAAAATCGGACTACATGCTCCGTTTACATTTGGAGGTGGCAAGGCATGACAAAAATCAAACCCGAATACATTTTCCCACTGTTGCTGATTCTGCTAGACGTGGGAGCAGCGGTAGTATACGCAATACAAAAAGATTACAAAAAGGCTGTCTACTGGTTAGCAGCGGCAGTGCTGAATGTGACAGTAACGTTTTAGGAGGCTATATGGATAGTGCAAAAGAACAAAAGGCTATCGAACGTCTGAAAACGTTTGTACCTGAGGACGGATATTATCTAGCATATAGCGGCGGAAAAGATAGCGACTGTATCAAAATTTTGGCACAACTCGCAGGCGTTAAATATAACGCTGTACATAATTTGACAACGGTTGATGCACCCGAAACTGTGAGATATGTTCAATCTCAGCCAGATGTAAAAATAGATAAAGCGTATGACAAGAACGGCAATCATGTTACAATGTGGAATTTGATTGTAAAAAAGCTAATGCCACCGACACGCATTGCACGTTATTGCTGTAGCGAATTAAAAGAACGTGGCGGCACAGGACGTGTTGTTGTCACGGGTGTTAGGTGGTCTGAAAGTCAACGCCGTAAAGAAACGGTTGATGTTATAAAAATTATCGGCAAGCCGAAAACTACAATGAAAACAGCTGATGAAATAGGCACAGAATATCAACAAACGTATCAGGGTGGAATCATTTTTAATGATGATAACGACAAGAATCGTAGGTTGGTTGAACACTGCTATCGCACTACTAAAACTATGGTAAACCCTATAGTCGATTGGTCTGATGACGATGTTTGGGAATTTCTGCGTTACTATGGTTGCAAATTAAATCCGCTGTATGAATGCGGTTTTAATCGTATAGGTTGCATTGGCTGTCCTCTTGCTGGAAAACATAGATACGTTGAATTTGAACGATATCCGAAATACAAACAAAATTATATAAACACATTTGATAGAATGCTAGAACGTAAAAAACAGCTTGGAAAACGCGCCAACATGTCATGGCAAACAGGTCAAGACGTTTTTCGCTGGTGGATGGGCGAAGATTTTAACCAGATAACTTTTGACGATTTGGAGGTATAACAATGTCAAGATATATTGACGCAGACAATCTGATTAACGAACTATCGGCGGCGTGTATGCCGATATATGAAAAGGGCATAACGGGCATTTTGGGTGATAACAGCAGTATTGCTGACATAATCAACGAACAGCCTACCGCAGACGTGCAGGAAGCAAGGCACGGAAAGTGGGAAGCCACAGAATTAATGTATGAAAACGGCTGTACAAGATGTAGTGAATGTAAAACAGAATATTATGCAAGCAATTTAGAAGAAATATGCGGCGATACGTTCCCGACTTATTGTCCACTTTGCGGAGCAAGAATGGACGGTGATAACAATGGATAAAACCTGTTCAAATTGCAAACACGCAATAGGCTTCGGTCCTCTGCATAACAAGGCAATATATGCTTTTTGTGAAAAGCGAAGTGGTGTCACAAAGGACAAAGTTCTCATAGTGAACAGAAAGAACAAATGCTATGCGTGGGAGAAAAGGAGTGATGAAGACAATGCGTGAAATATTATTTCGTGGAAAGTACATTGCCAATGGTGAATGGTTTCAGGGCTATCCATGCCACTATGGTTGGATAGGAAAAGAAAAAGATTATATCATTCCCGATTATGCAAGTGCATTATATACAGCCGAAGTTGACCCTGAGACAATCGGTCAATATACAGGTCTGACGGACATGAACGGCAACAAGATTTTTGAGGGGGATCTTTGTCTTTGTAACAGAAACATTTCAAAGCGTATTGACAAGCGAGTTTTTGAGATAAAGTTTGACACCGACTATGGCGGCTTTTTGGGTGAAGGCGGTGCATTAAGAATATATCCGGAAGTTTTTTATATGTGTGAGATCATCGGCAACATTTACGATAATCCGGAATTGATGAGAGGTGTTGCTAATGGCTGACCCTATGACCATGCCACGCCTGAAAGCCTACCGCAGGAACGCCGCAGCCATTGAAGATATCAAGGCGGAGCTTTCAGGCAAGTACGTTGCCGACAGTATCAGCGTATGCACACCGCCGTCCTACACGCCACACAGCACACGCATAGACGGCTTTCTGCCAAGTGGCGATACACTTTCACTGCTATGCGAGCAGGCACGTCTGGAGCGTGAGCAGAGGGCTGTGGAGGAATTTATCAAGGGGATAGGAGATAGACAGATGAGAAAGATATTTGTACTCAGGTTTGTAAAAGGATTGACTTGGATACAGATAGGACACAGGGTCGGAGGCACGGCGGACGGCTGTAGAATGGCAGTCAAAAGATATTTGAAAAAATAATCAAGTGTGTTCGTTTTGTTCGTTTTAGGTGTGCTATAATTTAAACTGAGGAAAGTGTAGATGTACCTCAGACTTGTACTTTCATAAAGTCACCTCCAATTTTCTAAGCCCCGTAAGGGGCTATGCAGAACGTGAGTGCATGAGCTTGCGGTTTGCCCATACGGTCAGTTGGTTGCCCGGAAAAGCCAGCACATAATATTTGAACCGCCGCCAAGCTTTCGGGCTTCGGGCGGTGTATGCAGGTCGAGAGCGAGCCAGCTCAACATCTGCTCCAACATTTACTTAACTCCTTAAATTATTTTCACGAAGGCGGCTGCATTTTGCGGTCGCTTTTGCGTTGAGAAGGTGACCTTATGCCAATACCGAGACCAGACCGAAGCGGTTCGCACCAACAGCAGTTCCGTATCAACAAGAAGAAAATCTACGCTACCCAAACAGTTTGCGGTATCTGTGGGAAGCCTGTTGATTTTTCACTGAAATATCCGCACCCACTGTCGGCTTGCATAGATCACATCATACCCATTGCAAAAGGCGGTCACCCGTCGGACATTTCAAACTTGCAGTTGGCACATTGGTGCTGTAATCGCCAGAAATCTGACAAACTGGTGGAAAAACAGGTGTTTGACCAGTCTCTTGACCTGATTTCCAACCGGATTTTACCACAATGCTACGATTGGAAGAATTTTTAACAAATTATTGACAATATGGGGGGATGCCCCCTTTTGAGGTCAAAAAAGACCTTCACCGCCGCACTGCTTATATTTCTCGCAGGATTGAAATAACTGGAAAGGATATACAAGATGAGCGAATACAAAGGCATGGCATATTTGAAAAAGAAGCTTTCATTAAAGGCTTCAAGGGTCAATGTGCGCTATGACTACTATCACATGAAGAACGGCCTTGCTGACATGGGCAGGATGATACCGCCAAGCTATAAATGGATACGCCCTGTGCTTGGCTGGTGTGCAAAGGCTGTTGATACCCTTGCAGATAGGATAGTTTTTGACAGCTTCGAGGATGACGAGTTCTATGTTGACACGATATTTGACAACAATAATCGTGACGTGCTGTTTGATTCTGCTATTCTCTCTGCGCTGGTGTCCTCCTGCTGTTTTGTGTACATCTCGGCAGATGAAACGGGCTATCCTCGCTTGCAGGTCATTGACGGTGGCAACGCTACGGGAATAATCGACCCTATCACAAATATGCTCCGTGAGGGCTATGCGGTGCTTGATCGTGACGATAAGGGCGACCCTACTATTGAGGCATACTTCACCGCTGAACAAACGGAGATATACCGCAGAGGCTATGACGTTGAGATCTATGACAACCCTGCGCCTTACCCCCTGCTTGTGCCTATCATATATCGCCCTGACGCTGTTCGTCCTTTCGGTCACAGCAGGATATCAAGGGCTTGTATGGAGCTTGTACAGGAAGCGTTGAGAACACTCAGACGGTCGGAAGTGTCAGCCGAGTTTTACAGTTTTCCACAGAAATACATACTTGGTCTTTCTGATGACGCTGAGAAAATGGAGAAAATGGACAAGTGGGGTGCAACGATGTCCTCACTGCTGACTATCACCAAGGATGATGACGGCGGCAATCCTACTGTCGGACAGTTTCAGCAGCAGTCCATGTCACCATACTCTGAGCAGCTTAAATCTATAGCTTCGTTGTTCGCCGGAGAAACAGGGCTGACCCTTGATGACTTGGGCTTCGCAACGTCCAACCCTGCCAGCTGTGAAGCGATCAGAGCCGCTCATGAGAACCTCAGACTTACCGCACGCAAGGCGCAGAGGACGTTCGGTAGTGGTTTTCTAAACGTGGCGTATCTTGCCGCCTGCGTTCGTGATAACACGGCCTATATGCGCTATGCTTTCAGCGATATCAAACCGCAGTGGCTTCCTATCTTCGAGCCTGATTCTGCTGCACTCTCAGGCGTGGGCGACGCTATCCTAAAAATCAATCAGGCTGTTCCTGACTATCTCGGTGCAAAGGGTATCCGTCAGCTCACAGGCATAGAGGGCGAAAACAATGGCTGATATCGGTGCAGAACTGCTTGAAAAAATCCGTGCCGAGTTTCAAAAGTCGTGCAAGGCCGACAAGTACATTCAATCGGTTTTGAAGAAAATAGATGGCGGCACTGCAAAAATGGAAGAAGTCGCCATGCTATCGAAACAGCTCGGGTTTAGAGCCTCTCAGGCTATCGGTGCACACGTCAACGTAGCGGCATTACCTGACGGCAAGATGTACTACAACATTGCCGATACCATACTCACGGGCGTGCTCAAGGACAACTACGATGTTATAAACTCCGCTGCCGCAGAATGCCAAAAGGCACTTGACAGCCAAACAGGCATAAACATCACACCTCAGCAGGCTGCTTTCCCTACCGAGCGTGTGCAGGCGGTAGTCAATGCGGCTTCTGTGCCAGATATTGCAGAAGAAGTGATGATACGGCGAATGACAGCTCCGGCGCAGAACATCACTGAGAGTTTTTACAACGATTATGTTCAAAAAAACGTGAAGCTTCGTTCTGATGCAGGACTGGACTGCTACATCATTCGCAACGATCATGGCGGTTGTTGTGAGTGGTGCTCAAAACTGGCAGGTAAATATCACTATCCCGAAGATGTTCCAAAAGATGTTTACCGCAGGCATGATAACTGCGGCTGTACTGTTACATACCTCAACGGCAGAAAGGCACAAAACGTGTGGAGCAAGACCAAGTGGAACGTTTCTGACGATGAACTTGAACGTATGAAAAAGGCTGGGGCCAGAGAGCCTGTCAGACTTGTTGACAAGTCGGGCAAAAGTGGTATAATGAAGAGAGTAGAAGAAACAAATAATTATGATGAACTTGAAAAATATTTGAGCAGCAAATACAACATTACAACCGACGACAGCGTAAAGCAGCTTGACTTTAAAACTGTTCGTGAAACTTTAAAAGGTATCGAAAGTGTATTTGACGATTTTCCAGAACTTAGTGATAATATAAAGAAAATAGGTACTGATAAACATGGAGTTATGTGCTGCTCAGGTGAAGAAATCAAATTTAATCCGAAATACTATAAAGACGTATCCGAATTTAAAAAGATGTGTGAAAATTCTTCTGCAAAAGGTTGGTGGCCGCCAAACAGTTCACCTGCGTCGATCGGCGTTCATGAAACAGGTCATGCAGTTGAATGGCTATTGCTTTCAAAAAGTAATTTTGATTATCCGTGGCAAAAGTTATATGCTTGGAATCGTGGAGATATGTCAGGCGGTATAGTATCTAAAGCCGTTAAGAACATCAAAAAGATATCGTACGGAAAAGGCAAAAAGCAGTCCGAATTGATGAGCGCAGTTTCGAGATATGGAGCAACTAAAAAGCAAGAATGCTTTGCGGAGGCATTTGCTGACTGTTTTTCTAATGGTGAATCGGCAAATCCGCTTTCACAAGAAATAGTCAAGCTAGCTAAAGAAAAATATATTAGTTTAAAAGGAACGTGATAATATGAGAGAGATGCCAATATGGTTGGACTATGCGGAATTTGATGATGACGGATTATGCGGCATATCCCCAAATGCACCGGACGAAGTAAAGAAAGCTTACGAAGATTATTTAGCTGAAGAAGAAGAGGCTAAATCAGAAGGCATAAAAATTTAATAATTTTTACCGCTCCGCTACGGCGAGGCGGTATTTTTATACCCAAAATCAGAAAGGACGGATATTATGGCACTTGACCTAGGTACAATATGGCAGCTGTGTAGAGCCAAGAATGATATTAAGAACATCAGAATGGAAATTCAGAAGATAAAGGATAATGCTGATTATGTTGCGGCACTGATACGCTGTGAAAGGTCATTGAGTATAGTTTTATCCAATGCTGAAAAGGTCAAATCGACAAAGTAAATATCAAACCAAGCACCTTAACGGGTGCTTTTTTTAGTACCTAAAAGGAGGTAATCCACTATTGAGGATAAGAGAGTCGGCAGGCAGACCCCCACCATATCGGTAGTGTTGCCATATGAGCAGACCAAAGGCAATGAGGCTATCGCAATGTACAACAAATCGGGGCGCACTGCACAGGAATGGCAGGAGTTAATGCTTTATGACATCATGGCGGTGGACGATGAGGGATTGTGGAAGCACATGAAGTTCGGCTGGTCGATACCAAGACGTAACGGCAAGTCAGAGCTGCTTATCATGCGTGCAATCTATGGTCTGCAAAATGGCGAGCGTGTTCTTTACACCGCCCACAGGACAACAACGTCACATTCGGCGTGGGAGAAGATCATAGACCTTATCACAAAAATGGGCTTTCTTGAAAAAGAGGACTTCAAGACTACAAAACAGTTTGGTCTTGAACGTATCGAGTGGCTAAAAGGCGACGGTCTCATCAATTTCCGAACACGTTCTTCAAAGGGAGGACTTGGTGAGGGCTATGACCTGCTTATCATTGACGAGGCACAGGAATACACCACCGACCAAGAAACAGCCCTAAAATATGTCGTTACAGACAGCAGAAATCCTCAGACATTGATGTGTGGAACACCTCCAACAATGGTGTCTGCCGGCACAGTTTTCACCAAATACCGGCAGAAGACGATATCGGGGAAAGGTGGCGATGACGGCTGGGCTGAATGGTCCGTGCCAAAGCTCACAAACGCACATGACCCCGAGCTGTGGTATGCCACTAACCCGTCTTTAGGCACTATCCTCACCGAGCGTAAGATACGCTCGGAACTTGGCGACCCAAAAGACGACCAGGTTGACGATAACATCCAGCGTTTAGGCTTGTGGCTCACCTATAACCAAAAGTCGGCTATAAGCAAAGGAGAGTGGCAGGCACTTTGTATCACTGGCAAGCCCGATATCAGCAGAGAGCTGTTTTTCGGCATTAAGTATGCAAAGGTCACGGATAACGTATCTTTGGCTGTCGCTGCAAAGACAGCAGACGGCAAGATTTTTGTCGAGGCTATCGACTGCCGCCCTGTAAGAGAGGGGAACGGCTGGATAATCGCATATCTGCGCAATCCACATATGCGTGAAACTGTCATTGACGGAGCGAACGGACAGTCTTTGCTTGCGGCAGATATGAAGAACGCAGGTATCAGGCGCAAGCCTATCCTGCCGAAAGTCGCTGATGTGATCACTTCGTCAGCAGGTTTTGAACGAGGAGTATTCGCACAGAATATTTGTCACGCTGACCAACCTTCTCTTGAACAAGTCATTGCCAACTGTGAACACAGAGCGATAAGCTCAGGCGGAGGTTTTGGCTATACCTCCATTCTTGAAGGTGCTGACATATCACTGCTTGAGGCGGTGGTACTTGCTCACTGGGCGTGTGCAAATTCATCAGATAAGAAGAAAGTACAGAAAATAAGCTGGTAACAGTTTATTATATATCACCTACACCGCAGGGTAAAGCGGGGAAAGGAAACACTATGGCAGAATTTGAAGCTATCACAACACAGGAAGCCTTTGACAATGCGATAAAGGCAAGGCTTGACCGCAACACAGATACAGTCAAGAAGCAGTTTGAGGGATATATTTCCCCTGATGACTTCAAGACAAAGACAGCCGACCTTAACAGCAAGATCACCGACCTTACAGGCAAGCTTGCCGAAAAGGACACCGCTATTGCAGACCTTACGGCTAAGAACAAGGCATACGAGACCAGCTCGGTAAAAATGAGAATCGCCCACGAAAAAGGTATCCCTTATGAGCTTGCAAGCAAGCTTTCAGGAGACACAGAAGAAGCTATCAAGAAGGACGCTGAAACATTTGCAAAGTTTATCGGCAAGAAGCAAACAGCACCTCTTGGCAGCACAGAACATGATCACGCAGACGGCAAGAATGCGGCATATAAGTCGCTGCTTGCAAGTCTTACAAAGTAAAGAAAGGAAGTAATATTTATGCCAGACATTCTCTCAAAGGGCTCAAAGTTCGACCCTGTACTCGTTAAAGAACTTTTCGACAAGGTAAAGGGCAAGTCCTCATTGGCAGCTCTTTGTGGTCAGACACCTATCCCGTTCAATGGGCAGAAAGAGTTCATCTTCACAATGGATGATGAAGTTGATCTTGTTGCTGAAAACGGCAAAATGACAAGGGGCAGTGTTTCGCTTGACCCTGTTATAATCGTACCTGTAAAGATCGAATACGGCGCACGAATTTCAGACGAATTTCTCTATGCAGCTGAGGAAGAGCAGATAGAAACTCTGAGAAATTTCTCCGACGGCTTTGCGAAAAAGACTGCAAGAGGTCTTGACATTATGGCTTTTCACGGAGTTAATCCGAGAGCCAAGACAGCTTCTGCACTTATCGGTACAAATCACTTTGACAACGGCGTAACTGTGATAAAACAGGACAGCAAGACACCAAAGACACCCGACGCTCTTATTGAGGAGGCTATCGCCGCAGTGCAGGACAATGAGTATGACATCTCAGGTCTTACAATGGCTCCGTCATTCAGAGCTGACCTTGCAAAAATGGTGGACACAAGCGGCAGAAAGATATATCCTGAACTTGCGTGGGGCAATGCGCCGTCACAGATGAACGGCATTCAGACTGTAACAAATAATACAGTTTCATTCAATTCCAGCAAAGACCTTGCTATCGTGGGCGACTTTTCAACGTTCAAGTGGGGCTACTCAAAGGAAATTCCGCTTGAGATCATTGAATACGGCGACCCTGACAACAGTGGACAGGATCTCAAGGGCTGCGGTCAGGTATACATCAGAGCCAAAGCATATATCGGCTGGGGTATCATGGACAAGTCCGCATTTGCTGTCATTCAGTCAGCTGCTGAATAAGGGGGCGGCATAAATGGCGGCAGAGTACGCAACTATCGAAGACGTTATAAAGCTTGGTCGAAAGCTCACGGCTGAGGAACAGGAAAAGGCTGTGGCTCTGCTGCCTGTTGCCTGCGCAAAGCTTTCGACCGCCTGCAAGAAATACGGCAAAGACCTTGACATTATGATAGCTGACGAGCCTGACATAGAGCTTGTGGCAAAGGATATCATAGTCCGTGCCACACTGAGAGCTGTTGACGCTATTGCGGACAGCTCTCCTGCGGCTTCGCAGGCTTCACAGTCTGCTATGGGCTACTCAGTATCAATGACCTACCTCAACGCAGGGCAACAGTTATACTTCCTCAGGAACGAGCTGAAAGAGCTGGGAGTTATGCGACAAAGATACGGTGCAATGGAGGTATATGATGTATGAGATTAAATATCAAAGGCATACCTGTCAAGCTGTCTGTAAGAACGCAGACGGGCGTTGACGGTTTCAACAGACCTATATACGAAACTTCGCAGGAAGTTGTCGAAAACGTGCTTGTGGGCGAGCCGTCCGCAGAGGACGTTGTGAACGAGATCAACCTGTCAGGCAAACGCATAGCTTATGTGCTTGCTATCCCGAAAGGCGACACGCACATATGGGAGAATACAGAAGTTGAGTTCTGGGGAATGACGTTCAAAACTGTGGGTATCCCTACACAGGGCATTGACGATAATATCCCCCTTGAATGGAACAAGAAAGTAAAGGTGGAACGCTATGAGTAAAGTTAAGATAGAGCTTGACCACAACGGTATTGCGGCTTTTCTTTGCTCTGCACCTGTTGAAAGTATGGTCAAGGACTATGCTGACAGAGCCGTTCAGAGGCTTGGCACGGGGCATAAAGCGTATACTATCACATGGACAAGATACCCGAAAATGCGCCGTAAGGTTGCTATCGTCAAAGCTAAAACCAAGAAGGCTCAGCGTGCAAATCTCAAAAACAACACGATCTTAAAGGCGGTGCTTGGCAAGTGATAGAAAAAATAATTCTTGACTGGCTGGGAGCAAAGCTTGACGTTCCAGTTTATCTTGAAGAACCTAAAGAATTGCCGGAAGAGTATGTGCTTATCGACAAGCTAGGCTCGGCAGAGAATGACCTTATCACCTCCGCCACAATAGCCGTTCAGAGCTATTCAGCGAGCCTATACGGAGCGGCAGAACTTAACGCAAAAGTTAAAAAGGCTATGCCTGAAAGCGTGTCACAGGGCGATATATGCCGCTGTGTATGCACATCAGACTACAACTACACAGACACAGAAACAAAGCGATACCGCTATCAGGCGGTATTTGATATAACCTACTACGAGGAGTGATAATACTATGGCAAACAACAAAGATAACGTATCAACAGGCAAGCCAAAGGTAGGCGGAGCGGTTTTCACAGCGGCCGCAGGCTCAACCCTGCCGACAGATGCAACAACAGCACTTGACGAAGCGTTCAAGAGCTTGGGCTACTGTTCAGAGGACGGCGTTACAAACAGTTCGGGCATTTCTACCGAGAACATAAAGGCATGGGGCGGAGATATCGTTGACACTCCGCAGACGGAAAAGACGGACACTTTCAAGGTAAAGCTGATAGAGTGTACCAATACAGATGTGCTGAAAACTGTCTACAATAGCAGCAATGTTTCGGGCGACCTTGACACTGGCCTGACTATCAAGGTAAACAGTGCCGAGCATGAAGATCAGGCGTTCGTATTTGATATGATACTGAAAAACAACGTACTGAAAAGAGTGGTCGTTCCGTTCGGCAAGGTGACGGAGATATCAGACATCACCTATAAGGACAACGAGGCTATCGGCTATGAGCTGACTATCACAGCCACACCTGATGAAAACGGCAACACGCACTATGAGTACATGAAAAAGGGGGAATAACCTATGCTGACAGGTAAGACAGAAAGCGGTTTTGAGTTTGAAATAGAGGAGAAGACCCTTGACGACTATGAGTTTATCGAAGCTGTCGGCAAGTGCGAGCAGGGTGACCCCCTTGCATATGTCAAGGTAGTTGACGCCGCTCTTGGAAGCAAGAAAGAAAAAGCTTTTGCGAAGATAAGAGAAAAGTGCGGCTATGTATCGGTTAAAGAGATAACAAAGCTTATCGTGGAGATCTTCCAGACACCTAAGACAAAAAACTCCTAGTCCTTGCCGCTGTCATGGAGCGCTATCCTGATGAGCTTGATTGCGATATGGCGCAGTATTATCACATATACGACTTTAAGTCGCTGCCTGCACGAAAGGTGGCGACTTTTCTGTGTGGTCTTGGCAGTTCATCACGGGTCAAGCGCAAGCTCAACGGCGTTGGCGGTTCGTTTTCTGAAATACTGCTTGCACTGATATTTGACCGCATGCAATGGCTTTGTTGGTCGCAGACGAAGGACGGACAAAGAGGTGTGAACAGACCGCAGTCCATAGCTGAAAAGCTTATAGGCAAGAATGACAGCGACAGCGAGATAACAGCGTTCCAAAGCGGCGAGGATTATGAGAAGGCAAGAAGAAAAATCTTAGGAAAGGAGGGCTAACATGGCAGAAGAAAACGGCACACAGCTGGGCAAAGCATATGTGCAGATAGTTCCGTCTATGCAAGGGCTTGCATCAGAGCTGAGAAGAGCGTTCGGGGATAGTATGCCCGATGGTCACAGGTTTGGAAGCTCTCTTGGCAGCAAGGTCGTTTCAGGTTTTGGAAGCACTATCAAAAAGGGCTTTGCACTTGCCGCAAAAGCTGGTATAGCAACTATATCGGCGGCAAGTGCAGGCATAGGCGCTATAGTCAAAAGCTCTGCGAGCGCATATGCGGACTATGAGCAGAACATAGGCGGCGTTGAAACACTTTTCAAGGACAACGCTGATACTATCGTAAAGTACGCCAGTGAGGCATACAAGACCGCAGGAATATCGGCTAATGACTATATGCAGAACGTTACAAGCTTTTCTGCGTCACTTCTGCAAGGCTTGGGCGGTGATACAGCGCAGGCGGCTGAGATAGCCAATGAAGCAATGGTGGATATGTCGGACAATGCCAATAAAATGGGTACTGACATATCTTCTATCCAGAACGCTTATCAGGGCTTTGCAAAGCAGAACTATACCATGCTCGATAACTTAAAGCTGGGCTATGGCGGTACACAGGCGGAAATGGCAAGGCTCATCAACGATTCAGGCGTGCTTGGGGATTCGATAAAGGTCGATGAAAAAACCGTCAACAGCGTGTCATTTGACAAAATGATAGAGGCTATCCACAAGGTACAGACCGACCTTGACATCACCGGTACAACTTCCAAAGAAGCGGCAACAACAGTTTCCGGTTCTCTTGGTTCTGTGAAAGCAGCATGGGCAAACCTTATGGCAGGAATGGGCGACAAAAACGCTGACCTGAAAAATCTTATCAAGGAAATGGTAAGTACAGTAAAGACCTTTGCAAAGAACATTATGCCTGTCATAAAGCAGGCTCTTTCAGGGGTCACAACGCTCATAAGTGAGCTTGCTCCTGACATAGCGGCTGAACTTCCACAGCTTGTGAGCGACCTGCTCCCACAGCTCATAGAAGCAGGCACGCAGATATTTCAGGCACTTGTAAAAGGCATTTCCGATAATATCGGCACGATAACGCAGGCGGCTATAACAGCCATTACAACCATTGCAACAGCACTTATACAGAACACAGGTCCTCTTGTGCAGGCGTTGGCAACTATCATAACCACTATTGCACAGGCTTTGCCAACTATATTGCCCGACCTTACAGAAGCGATAAAGCAGCAAATGCCATTGATATTGCAGGCTATACTTGACAGCTTACCTGCGATAATCGAATGTGCTACACAGATAATCGTAACAATAGCAGAAACATTAGCCAACAATATTAATCTTATTGTTGACGGCGCTATCAAAATCATTGATACATTAGCAATGTCACTTTCTGATAGTGATACAGCTAAAAAGCTTACAGAAGCAGCATTTAAAATAGTATTTACCCTAACCAAAGAGATAGTAAAAAATCTTCCTGATATTCTTGCCAGCGGCATACTTATAGCTGTTGAAATTGTCAAGGGAATTGCACAAGGTATGGTGGACTTTTTTGCACCTGTATCAGACGCTTTATCAGACAAACTGCTTGACCTTACAGACTGGTTTTCACGCAAGTGGAACGATTTTAAGGAGTGGGGTTCAGATATGATACAGGCGTTTATAGACGGCATAAAAGAGAAGTGGCAGAGCCTTAAAGATACTGTATGTGATGTAGCTTCAAGCGTTAAGGACTTTCTTGGCTTTTCTGAACCTGACAAGGGTCCTCTTTCAAACTTCCACACTTTTGCACCTGATATGATGGACCTTTTTGCAAAGGGTATAGCAGACAACGAGGACACTATCACCATGCAGTTCAACAGGTCACTGCAGCCGCTTATGGATACGGATGTCATACCGCCAAGCTTTTCGGCACTTCCTGAAAAGAGCGTGAATAACGGCGGTAATGATACAATGAACAAGATCATCGCCCTCCTAGAAACCTACTTTCCACAGCTTGCGCAGCAAGGAAACATTTATCTTGACGGCGACAAGCTCACGTCAAAGGTGGACGGAAAACTAGGTGAGAGGGTCACAAGCAGTGAAAGGAGGCTTGCAAGTGTCTAATGAATACATAGAGTTTGGCGGCAAGAAGTCCACCGATTTCTATTTGGCTATCAAAAAGGACGGCGTTCAGATATCTCAGCCGGAGGAAAACAGGATAGAAGCCACTTTACCGTTTATGAACGGCTTTTATGACTTCTCGAAAATGGCAGGTGAAAGGACGTACAAACAGCGTGATATCACGATAAAATTCAGCCTTTCTGCAAAAGATGAAAACGAACTTTATCGCAGAAAATGTGATGTTGTCCGCTGGCTCAGCGGAGCAAAGGGTGAGCTGAGGATAAGCTTTCTGACAGACTATCACTTTGTGGGGGCAACAGCTGTGTTTGATACCTCTGCATTTGAGTTCACTTCACGGCGCACCGCTGATCTGACAGTGAACTTCAAGACGTATCCTTTTCTACGTTCCGACGATTACTCAGATATTGGTTTTGACGACTTCAACTTTGAGACCGACTATCTGAATTTAACGAATATATCGTTGACAGCGGTCAAACAGACACGATACGCCCCTCCTGCGACCTTGAAAATCTACTCATATGCTGATAGACCCGTACGCCCACGCCTTTCTTACAAGCGCTCAGAGGACGATGCAAAGAGTGTGGGCTTCACCTATTTTGCACTCAACGACCAAGAAATAAGTGCAAGTGTATACCGCAACACGGAGAAAGAATTTGACCTTGACGAGCTGATTTTACAGCCTGGTGTGAATACTTTGTCAGCTTATGGCTTCGGCACACTCACGCTCAAACTTTACGAGGAGGCACTCTGATGTTCATAGTAACGATAACAAACGGAGCTGAAAACACTATCATACACAGCGACGGCACAGACCGCATATCAGGCGGCAAGATAGCAAAGTCTATCAACGCTGTGGATAGTTTCAGCTTTACCATATATCCGAACAATGCAGGCTATGATTTCTTGAAACCGCTTACAACGGCTGTCAAGGTTTATGATGAAAACACTGGCAAGGACATTTTTATAGGCAGGGTCTTGAAGTGTCCTGACAGCATGGACGAGAGAGGTCTGATATGCCGTAAAGTCACCTGCGAGGGGCGTTTAGGCTGGCTTTATGACAGCGTTCAGCCGTATGTTGAATACAAAATGGTAGGTATATCAACAGTGCTTTCTTCGTTCCTCTCCAAACACAATGCACAGGTGGGTGCAGATAAGCGTATAGAGCTGGGACAGGTCACTGTTACGGCAAGCAACAACTACACATATACTGCAAATTGGGACAAGACAATGGACGTTATCGCCGACAAGCTTATAGGAAAATTCGGTGGTGAGATACAACTTCGTGATAAAGACGGAAAGGTGTATATAGACTATCTGGAACATATCGGACACGGCACTGACACCACCATAGAGCTTGCGGTCAACCTTAAAACCATATCACGAGAAGTGGATGAAACGGCGGTCATAACACGTCTTTATCCTCTCGGCACAAAGCTTACAGACAGCGAAAAGCGGTTGACTATCGGCAGCGTAAACGGCGGCAAAGACTATATTGAAGATAGTGCGTTGGTTGCTAAGTATGGCGTAATCAGTGGCACACAAACGTGGGACGATGTGACACAGGCATCAATTTTGAAGACAAAAGCCACAGCATACCTGAAAAGCGCAAACAAAGCCAAAAAGCAGTATAAAATAACTGCGGTCGATTTGTCAACAATTGATATGAATTTTGAACAGTTTGAGCTGGGGTGCTGGTATCGTGTGGTCAACCCTCTTATGGAAATTGACGAAGATTTACGCATAATCGGTATTACTATAAACCTTGACAACCCTGAACAATCCGAATTGACATTCGGTGACAAATTTGAAACCATGACAGGGTTCATGACAGCCAAAACCAAGAGTCTGCAGACAGCGATTGATGATAGTGAATTCAGAAATCGTCAGGTCATAGACAGCAAAATCGAAAATGCCACAAAGTTGATAACAGGTGCTGAGGGCGGTCATGTCATTCTTGACCCTTCCGAAAAGCCAGAACGCATTTTGATTATGGATACGGCTGATATAAATACCTGCAAATCCTGCATCCAACTAAACAAAAACGGACTAGGTTTTTGGAAATCATCGGACGGCGGTTCTGCAAAAGACGGACCGTACACAAATGCGTGGACTATCGACGGAAATCTGGTGGCTAGTTTTATAACCGCTTTGACCCTGACAGGGTTGAAAATAAATAACGGCTCAGGTACCTTTTCGGTATCTGAGGACGGAACAGTTATTGCCAATAGGCTGTCGTCAAAATCAGCAACTATCACAGGTGGAACGATAAATATAAAAACGTCTAGTCAAAATACCAGTGTTATCCAGCTATCCCATAACGAATGGACATTGAAGGTCAGTCCGCTGGAGATACGCATTGACAACAGCACAATCGGTGGTCATATCGTCCTGCAGGCTGGCGCTATGTCAGGCTATTGGAATAACGAATTAAAATTTTCACTAGACACAAACAGCGGTAACATATCAACATATACAGACAGCGGCAAAAAGGTATTTACAGTTGATACCAATAACAGGGCGATGTACCTATACAACGAAAATGAAAAAACCGCAGTGCAGTGCTACGGCAAAACAGGTGATATCATGTGCAACAGTATCACTACAAAAAACCACACACTAGACTAGGAGGGATAAAATGGCAAATAATATTGATTTGGCGGCAGCAATCGAAACTGTCCGAAACGCATTTTACGGGCGTGATGTCCGTCAGGCGTTGGTGGACGCACTGACGGCAACAGAACAGGCAGTAAATGACCTAAACCAGAATAAAATAAAAAGCGGCACGATTGAATACACACTGAAAAAGGCAGCTTCAAGCGTGCAAATACCGCTGAATTTGGATTTTACGCCAAAGCAGATATGCGTGTCACTGAGGGATATCGGCACGCCTAGTCCATTTCAGAACTATTGCACCCATGTGCAGGTATACAAGGGCGCATATTTCGCAGTAATCTGCATGGGTCCTAGCAATGGCGCAGTGACTGTCAACGTGCCTGCAGGAACGTATAGCATTGACTACATAGCAATCGTATAAAGGGGGGCGCAGAAATGGTAATCAGATTGGACGAAAATTACAACGCAATGACGTCAACAGCCCTTTTGGGCTACGTCGGTGAAACAAACGCCAGACCCGTGTCTGTCGAAGGTCTGACAGTAGACGGTGCAGACCGCTATGTGCTGAAGATAGACTATGGTGATGGCGTTCAGTATGAGGTCGATATCACAGGCGGCACATGGACACCTACAGCAGACATACTGCGTTCAGCGCAGACAGTTTCGTGTCAGATATGTGCAAAGAAGCTGTCAGGTAACGAATACATATTGGTGAAAAAATCACGCATATTCCGCCTGAGAATAGGTGCGGCTATCGGCGATAATGCAGTACCGTCACCTGATGTGGCGATAGACGCACTAGACCGTATAGATGCCATAGGCAGACAGGCGCACGCAGATATGCAGAAAGCCGTCACCGCCGCAGAAACGGCTACTACAGCTGTCTCTTATACACATCTGACGCTGCCGACGATCGCATAAGTGTAGA